AAGAGGGCTTTCGTTATTCCCAATGAGAACACGTCCCCCATTTGATTAAAAAAGCACGAAAAAATATAACCCACCTATAATGATGGGTTATATTGCTAATCTTTAAATATTCATTTTTACCATTCTTCCACAGCAAATACACCAGAGCAATACAGTCTGCTATTTGCTACAATTGCTATATGGAGATAGCCGTCTGTATCAATAACGATATCTCTAGCACTAATTGTATCGAAGCCTGCCCCTACGTCATTTATTAAATCAAGACAACAAGCATGTATCCGAACTGTTTTATTTGGTTTTGGAATGTCAATAGGTAATCTAAAAGCTATATCTGATTCTGTTAGCCCAACCGCTGTAGTTACATTAATATCAAATGCGAATAAATTTAGCTGTTTATTAAACATTATTTTAGAGTTTTCAACAGTGATGTTACTATGTGCATTTGTAAGACTTTTCCAACCGTTAAATTTTGCGCTGTCAACTTTAACATTTGCGCTATTTGCAGACTGTAACGCATTATTAGCTGTTACATTTGCTCCCTCTGCCGTTTGTTTCGCGCTATTTATTGCGCTGTCCTGAGCAGTGTCTTTTTCTTGTAAATTAGATACATTTCCCTCAACTACACCGACTCTTCCTTTTAAACTCTCTATCGACTGATTAGCTACTTCCACTTTAGCTTCTGCACTTCCTGCCGTCTGATTAGCTGTTGTTGCTGTTTCTTGTACTTCATGAATAGCACCATCAATTTTTGACATATCAGAATTATAATCACCTAAATATGTCGGTTTGTCAGTACCTATATACTGACTTAAACTATAATAACTTGTTTTGTTTGTTGAACTCATTTATTATTCCTCCTTAATTATAATTTTAACGCGGTTTTTGCGTTACTATCAAAAATGTACGCGCTTAACGCTTTAGCTTCAAATTCTGCCACAGTCAGCAATAATGCGTCAAACTCTCTAGCTGTGATTGGGTTATTAAAGTGTAATTCTGCAAGCTGATATATAACATCTTGATAAAAGACATACTCACCTGTAAAAGGGCTGTGCATATATAAATTGCTGTCAACTCTAAAATTTTTTGCACCGTATAAGTCAAACTCTGTACAACTAAGGAATAGTCCGTCGAACTCTGTACAAGTTAAATTTAATGAATCAAAGTCACTACAGGTTAAAGCATAATATCTAAGATTGTCATACATATCACTTAATGCTTGATTTAAACTTGTATAATAACCCTTTACAGGATTAAGAACCTTTATATTATTAGGAACATAAAGTTTAATATATTCATAGAGTTTGGTAACTTCACTATCAATATATTCTCTTGTTTCTGCGTTTAATTTATAAATAAGAATATTAAGTGTGTTTATTTTCTCGAGTAAATCTGCTTGAACCTTATTTATTTTTTCATCAAGTTCCGTGTCTTTATCGTTCATATCCTGTCGGATATTTTTTTCTACTTCTGTGATGTGTTTATATATATCAGCGTTAAGATTGTCAACATATATTTTTAATGCTTCAACCTTTTCATTTGTATACTGTTTATAAGCATCTGTAAAGCCGTTGATTGCGTTAATACACTCATTAACTTTATAGCCGATATAGCATAAGCATTCATAATAACTTTGTTTATTGCTATATACACTAGGCACATCACAACAAAGTAAAGGAAATAAAGGTTTTAATTCTTCTGCCATATATTTCACCTCCTTTTACCAAACTTTCATAAACAAATCACGACAAGCTTCTACAAGTTCTCGGTTGATATTCTGTATTTGGTTTCGATATTCTTCGATTGCTTCACTCGTAGATTTACCTCTTAGTCCTATTTCTTTTGTCTCTCTGTCTCTTTTGCTGTCTTTGTTGTCGTTTCCTGCATGATTATTTTTTGCACTTGTTGTAGTATTATTAACAGTTTCGCCTCTGCTCATACCACTTGCATAATCTTGTGTTGCAACTGTCACTTGTGGATTGTCGCTGTCAATATTCTGATAGTTTTGACTGTTTTTTACCTCGCTGTTTCCTGCATCTGTTGAGTTAGTTGTTGTTTTTTCATTTCCTTTTTCTGCTTCTGTGAATGTTACATATATATTTGTAAAAGGGTTATCGTTTTGAATTGCATCATACAGTTTTGTATAATACGGTGTTAATTCATACATTTTTGCTATAAAAGCAGTTTTCCACATTCCTAGCGTCTCAAAGCCTATATAATTATTCCAATATCTGAGTAAAAAATATGCTTTAAAAGTATACAGGTCTTTTCTATCCTCTGAGTAAAAAGGAAAATCAAAATCAAAAAATTTCCCTTGTGTTTTGTCAATAATTCTTTGCACAGATAAATCCATACTCCACAGTTCTTGTGACGGGATAAAACTTTCACAAATATCTTTCACAGTGGTAGTGTATTTACTCAATTTCATCACCCTCCTTACCTTTTTGCATATATTTCTCGGGTACATATCCATTTAGCATAGTAGGCAATTCACTATTGAAGTCTACCGTTACATTAAGACCCCATAATTCATTGATAGCATTTGCACATCTTCTTCTTAATGTAAGACCAACGTTTCGATTTGCTTCTACCTGTCCGTTGTTTCCAGCCGTTTCACCTGTCACAAGACGTTCACCCTTTTCTACTGGGTTACTTTCATATCCTAAAGATGTTAATACCTGTGACCACAAGTCCCGTAATTCTTGCTCACATTTATCTACAATGTAAGGCGCTTCCATGTTCAGTGCTTTGATGTCTTTCAAGTTTAGCGAATCAGAAACTTTTAAAACAGGCAAATAATTATCGTACATTTCACCTAAAACTTCAAAGCTTAATTTTTCATTGTCTGAGGAAGAGAGCACGACAGGAGTACGCTGTGCATACATATTAATATTTTTTGTTTTCCAAGTGTTTGCCATTGCGTCAGCATACATTAATGCCTTATAGTAATATGGCATTGTTGAGTAATTGTTCCATAAGATACAGCTATTTTCTTTACCGTACTCCTCTATATATCCATTAGCTGTGTAAGCGATTCTATCTTGAGGTATATTGTAAATATCGGGTAAACCAGATAATGCAACATTCATGAATGCATACCCTGCAATATCGTCCTTGATGAATACACCCAAACCGTGCCAAAATAATGTTTGTTCAATGTACATGGGTAAAATTTCTTTGGGTAGATTGTTCCATTTGTACCTATTTACAAATATATCGAAAATATCATAAAAAAAGATAGATTTTATTGTTTCAAAATCACTGTTTTTCTTTTTATTGACGTTTCGTTCAAAAATTCGTAACGGATTTCTCACTTATATACACCTCCTTTAGTTATTTGATAGGCCGTAGTTCCCTATATCATCAGTATGCCACAAAGTCACACCGTTGTCAAATATATTACGCAATTTCTTTAACTGGTTTAAATCAATGTCACCTGTAAAACCGCAATGTGAGGTTTTTACATAATTCCAATACGCTCTTGATTGTAAATAAGGCGTTGTGATTTTGTTAATTGGATATCCAAATTGTTCAAAAAAACTATCAGCCATTTCTGCAAATTGTCTTTTACATGACATTTCATAGAAATCAACACCACACTCTTTGATGCCTGTCAACACGTTTTCCGACAATGCTTTTCCGTGTGTCACTCCTGCATTTCTCGCTCTGTCTGTCTGATTGGCTAACATTCCAAGAGCGTCCCAAAAAGCGTTCGTTGTTTTGCCTAGTCCGTTAAGTCCTCCTTGTAAGCTTCCTCCTGCCAAGCCTGCTATTGCTGTGCCTGTTCCTATGGTAGCATCTACGGCAGTATGCACTTGTGACAATGCTATAGAGCTTTTGTTTTGTGCAAGCCACGCTCTGTACGTATCAGAGGAAAAAGAACACATAGGAAAAGAGGAGTTAATAAGTGCTTCACACATTAAGCCGTGCCCTAACTCTTCGCGTGTTTTATAATTTTTAGGAGCTGTAAGAACTTGCGGAAGTGTTGCAATTGTTCCATAGCTGTCAAATTCAATAGACTTATCACGGTTATAACTATATTCATATCTATATATGTGTGTATTTCCTTGGTTGTTATCCGCTAGACAGAATAACCATGGATAAGAGTATAACTTTTTATTTTTTGGTTTATAACCCTCAAACACATTATCGGATATCTGCATAGATGTCATTTTAGGTTTAATCTCTTTTCCTCCTAACGCAAGAGTGCATAATTTTGGTGACATAAATAAACCAATTACAGCATCTTGCGCGCCTTGTTTGTTGTAATCTTCCAACAATGTGTTAATGCCTTTTAGTCCATCTTCGCTTGTGACATCATAATGTCCGATACTGCCCCAGCAATAGACGCCATTTTCTACGCGCCCCTCAAACCAACTTTGTTCGGCTGTTCCTCTTGTTACAAAAGCGCAACACTCTGTTGGTGTCAAGTCTAATTTTTTGTGTCGTGACACAATTGTTTCACCAGTTTCTATATTAACAGGTGTTAGATTTACGCCTATCTCGTCTTTATTTCTAGGGATATGATGATATTCCACAAAGCAAGGCTTGATATTTGCATCATAAAAGTTGTTCTGAAAAACGTCTAATGAGAAGTTGATTCTAGTTGTTTTTTCTGAAAGCCATTCTATTGAATCAATAAAGCAAAACACCCATTCATTAGAAATACCTGTATTCTGAAAAGCTAAATAATTGAGATTAAGTGCTTTCATTTCTGTGAACGGTACGCGGATATCATAATTTCCTATTCGAATAGGCGCAAGATGTGATAAATCAACACCGTTAATATGTTTCCGATATAACTCTAAATGGTTCAATAAGTCCTCTTTTGAGTTGTAAAGTCTAACGTGTTCGTATTCGTCCGACCACGGTACACCACTATACAATCTTAATTTTGTTTCGGGGTTGCGTGGTGCAACCCCTCCCTGTGTTGGTAAATTTATCATAGATAAATACCTCCGTTAAATTTACGCTTTTGTGAAACTTGCCGTTTTTGTGATAGTCTCGTTCGGTCTGTAAATCGCTTTTAATACGATAGTTCCTGTCTCGTCCGCTCCCGTATGAAGTAAATGTGTCCCTGGGATAACATATGTCTTTGCAGACGTTGCTCCGCTGTCAACTTCAAGTGTCACTAAATTCTGATGATATGTTCCTGTTCCGCCTGTAACTGTGACTTCAACTTCCTGTGTCTGTCCTGCTGTGTATGTTCCTGCCGTGACAGTAAGTGTCGGTGCATCAACAACCGCGTCTGTGGTAAATACTCGAATTGGGTAGAAAGGACTAGCACTGACCATTTCTACCTGTGTATAGAAGTAATTCCAAGATAAGACGTTTGCGAGTCGCTGGTCTGTCATTTCTTTGAACTGGTCACGAACATTAAAGAATCGAACATCACAAAGAACGCCTTGTATTGCGCTGTTTGCAAATTTGTCTACAATAACGGTCTGAACTGCTACGTCTGCTTTGTCCATGTGGAACGCATAGGCTAATGCATCAACACTAATCTGTGCATTTACTTCGGGTGTGGTAATCCAAATCAAGTTCGTTGGCATAGCATGTGAAGTTGCTCCTGCCGGATTGTTTTCCGGTAACGGGAATCCAAATTTCCCAACTGCTCTTTTTACTTCAATCAATAATTTTTTCGCTGATGCTTCATCAGTAATCGCATCAACAGTTACAGCTGGAAGCACCTCTTTTTCATATCCGACATTAATCAAATCACGCATAGCAAGATATTCGTCCCAGTTCGCCCCTGTGATAGCACTCTCCATTTTTGCCATAATCATGTCGCGAATTCCATACTCACTAGTAAAAGCTTTTCTCAGATTGTCATATGTGACCGTGACTGGATACTGGATTTCTAAGTTCACATTATGGAACACTGTCATAACGTAGGCCTGATACTGCTGAAAAGCGTATTTAAAATCTGCCTGTGAATCATAGACGCGACCTTTGCACATATTTACGTAAGTTTCTTCGTGCGTTTCACCGTAACGCATAGGTTCTTTTTTGAATCGCGCTAACGGGTTTCTCCATGCGATACTATCTACCGTCTGCATACCGATACGATTAATCAATGACGGTACAATTTCATTTCTTACAGGGGCAAAATTCAGAATGTTATCATACACCGCCTGCAAATTGTCTGAGACTTCTACAGGTAGATGATTCTGCACCTCAAAAGAAAGTTCCTGCTTTATTGCTTTTAAAATATTTTTATTTGTTGCGACTGCCATTATTTAAAACCTCCTTACTCTGTCTTACCGTCAAAGTCTAAATCTTCAACGGTGATTTTTTCTTCTTTTTCATCTTTCTTTTCTTCACCATCTGCGTTAGTAGCAGATTCTTTCATGCGCTCTTTAAAACGTTTTTTATACTCGTCTTCAAGTTTGATATACTTATCTTTCCATTCGCTGTCAGTTTCACCGCTTCTTTCACCCTCATAATTCTGTAAGACCTCAATAGCGTCACCGTGTTCTTCAACGTCTGCTACTGCATCAATTAATTCGTTTAAAGCTTCATTAAAATCCATTAAGATTCCTCCTTTTTTATTTATTAACCCTTTTACAGTTTCTATTATATCACCACGGCAAGAAAAAGTAAAGAGGCATTTTTCTTTTTCTTGAATGTGGATGGATTGGGTATGGTGATAATGTCTGTAAATAAGCATACCATTTTAGCGCGTTCTTTTTTCTATCCTCTTCTTTTTCCACACCTGCACGCTCAAAATTCTTTAAAAATACCGACGCTAAATAATCGGGTTCTTTTGTGGACTTTCGAAACTCTTCCCATGATACTGGATATTTTATTGTTTCTATCCATTGTCCACTACTTACGGTTTCTTCATCAAGCCAAACACATTGATAATAACCATCTGTGATATCGTACCCGTGAGCGTTCGCCCAATCTGTATAGACTGTAGCTGGTGTCCACTGTACAAGACCATAGCCACCATTATAGTTCCCCTCTTTTAAGGACTGCCATAATTCGGGGTTGATATTAGATTCTATCTCCATATTCCCCAACATTCCTGCAATGGCGTTCAACGTGAAATCTTTGAAAAACATGGTACTATAGAAAACATAAGCATTGTTTTTCATCTCATCTTCTGTAAGATAACGGTTTCCATGAATCCATTCAAGGGGTCCTGCACTGTCGCCATAACGATATATCTTTGTCCATGCGGACGGTTTGGAAACATATGTATTAATGCTGACCTGCTCGGGTAATGGATAACGCCCACTGTGCGCTCCCATAGTGACACCGCCACCCCCAACACCGTTCCCACTATACACCATTTCTGTATGACCACTACGCCATACAATGTCCCCTGCCTGCCAAGCCTCATTGATACTAATCTCTTTAAATCCTGCCTGTAATAGATTTCCCTCTTCTGTTCTTGTGGTGAACCATGGGTTCACTGAAAAGAACCCAGCTTCTGTAAGTGCTTTTGAAATAAAAGAGCTACAGTCATAATAAGTAATACCGTTCACGGTCTGCCCTCTTCGGTATTGCTGAGAATATCCAATGTTGGGGGCATTGCACGCATTGACCGCCCACTGATAGGCTACATTAATATTTGGCATTTCATACCCTCCTTAAAATGTTTCACGTGAAACATTTTGTTACACGTGAATAAAAATTAAAGCATATATAACATATCTTTCGCGTAAACGAATTCAGTTCCACAAGCGCGTGCCAGTCCTCCGCCAAATGTTCCTGGACATTCAACCCCGTTCGGGTCTTTTCCCTGTAATAAACATAAGATTTCAAGAGCTGTGACAAGATACTGTGTTTCACCTCTTTTTACATAATGTTTTCCTGCTTTTGCTCTTGTTTTTTTACCTACAATACCGTCTTCTGCAATGGTATAGCCATAGTCTTCGTTCATAGCTCTTTGCACCACGCGAACTGCCATTCTTTTTGTATTTCTACCGACAATACCGTCAACGGCAATCTGTACGCCTGTAAAATTAATGGCGTGCTGTTGACCCAAAGCAATCAATTCATTTCTTGGTTTTACGTGGCTAATAGGAGGCTGTGGTGTAGTAGGTGTAGTGCTTGAAGCTCCATAGTCTTTGTAAACGTGGTTCACGTCACATCTCCCATTAATGCCATCAACAGACCCATTACTGGTATACTGCCAAATATCCACATTGTCTACGCCTAGCACATTCGAGTATCTAGCTATCCACAAATCATATCCCCATGTCTCGCCAATGTAATTTTCGAACCATGATTTACTAGCGTAGATTCCTGCATTATATCCATGCGTTAGCATTGCATCACAAAAGCGCTTTGCGTTGTGCTTGGCAACTCTTTGTGTCCCTTTTTCTTCACTGTCAAAAAAGACAGGAAGATTAGGTGTGTGTCCTTGTAACAATCTAAGACAATGATTGATTTCACCCTCGATTCTAGCTGTGGTTTTTGCGTAGGAATAAAAATATACTCCATATGGAATACCCAACCGTTCACATTCACTAACATTTCTTGCCCACTGTTTATCATCTTGTGAGGTCATATCCTGCCCATATCCGCAACGAATAATCACATAGTCAACGGCATTTTTTAACCGTTCAAAATCAATAATACCGTTATGATACGATATGTCTACTGCTTTTTTTACTGTCATGTTTAATCCTCCCTTTTCTGTTCAAACGTATCACAGATTCTTTGAAGCGCTAATGTGTTATTGTTTAGCGCTTCTGTGATATCTGTCATTTCCTGTTTATGCGCTTCATTCAACTTCTCTAGGCGTTCATCATTTTTATCCTCTCGATATTTCACATACCACATAGAAGCAATAGCTACAGCTGTTGGCACGCCTAATGTGTTAATCATTGTCATGATTTCCTGTATCATGATATCACCTCCCTTTATTCTATCATACCACAAATAGAATCGGTTGTAAATAAAAAATGTTTCACGTGAAACATTATCGCGTGAAACATTTATGTACTTTACAAAATAATCGAATCAAAGGGGACGCAAAGCCAAAAATTGATATCGAACTACTTGTTCATGTGCGTGTATATCAATTACAATGTTCGTATTATTTTGGGTACAACATTATGATAACACATATAATTTAAAATGTCAATGTTTCACGTGAAACATTAAAAAGATATGGCATCAAAAATCATATTCTTACACTCCAAATTTTCAAACATAAGTAAACCTCTATTGAAATATTCACGCAACATTGCTACAATATAATGCGTTGAATTCACACGTATAGCTGTGTTGTCTATGACATCATTTTTTGTAAAGCATATCCGCGTCGGAAAACTTTCATCTGCCCCTGTTGATATATACATACATGTATCATATCTTCTTGCGTTGTACATTTTTTCGTTGAACTTAATAGTGCAAATATACCGTGATTGTCCTGTTGGTTTCCCTATTAAGCAATCATTATCATTCAAATATCTATTTTCACTGGCATACTCATTATAACTAGCACCTTGAAACGCTCTAGCAATACCACTTTCCTTATAAGCTGCGGACGCATTTTCATTATACGTTCGCTCAAATACCCAACCATCTCCACGCAATATTTTAGTATTATATTTTAGCATTTTATTGATACCAAAAACGCTATAATAAGGGTTCAACAATGACACGGTATTTGATGCCATATATAACATAACTCTTCTATGCTGTTTTCCGTGACCTGCACTAATCGTTGTAAGCAACGATAAAAGTTTATTTACTTCATTAGATAAATATACGTTATCTTCATCTTGATATTCGTCAAAAAATACAGAACGAATATTGACAAATAACCCACGCATTTTTTTATACTTTCTTGCAACAGATAAAGCTAAACAATATCCACATGGCTCTTCATTTAGAAATAGTTGTATCAATGAGCCATTCATTAAACTCTTTTCAGTCATAACATAACCGTCAAATTGTTCAGATATATCACCAAAATATGTATCAGCACAGTTTTTCATATCAACAACATTCCTGTATAAATAAATAAATTGGTTTTCGGGTCTGTATTTATCCTTTAAAAAATCAGATACTTGTCTAGACTTAATGGAATAACTTTTGCCTGCTGTTCTATTTCCATCTACAATATAAATATCGGGTGTTTCCCCATTTTTATCTTTTAAAGTTAATAATCTATCGCAATGATAATAACCATCATTTTTCATTTTAACACCTCCTAATGTTTCACGTGAAACATTTATTGTTTAAAAAGAGGTGGCATATAGCCACCTCTTTAGAAGAAGAGAACATAAAATGGTATTCTCACGGTATCATATTATAAATTTGATACGTCTAAGGTGCAATTGATATAATCGCGTCCTAATTTTGTCTTTCCGCTAATTTTAATGATAGAGAATTTTTCTCCCTCCATGACGCTTTCAATGTCTTTCAAAGACTGTCTAAAGGTTGCAGACTGACCAGAATATACTTTCTTATCTGGCGTAATAATACTTACAATTTCCTGCACATCTCCGTTATCTTTGATATCATCAAAGATAAGATATCCGTCAATTGGAATAGATTCTCCATCATCAATATTCTTTAATGGCTCAATGTCTGGCGCTGTTGTCATAAGATATTTCTCGACCTTTGTAAACTCTCTACTCATTTCTTTGATTTCTACCATAATAATTTACCTCCTGTTTTTCCTGTTAATCTTCCTTTTTCATTTCCTGCAACTCTGCTTCTGTGACAATTTTTTCGTCCTTAACATCTGAATTGAGTAAGAACTGTTCGTCTGTCATTACACGTTTCTCTAATTTGAATTTAATATCCAAAATGGAAACAATGTCTCCTTTGTACTGCTTTTCAATCAAGATTTCCGCTTTGTCTCTTGTCTTGCAATTTGCTAGTTTCTCGTCAAAGCAATCTTTCTTGATTTCTCCTGTCTCCTTGTCTTTGTAGATTCTCTCAACAGATACCTCCGCTGTAACTAATGTCCTTGTAAACATCTTTTTTCCTCCTTTTTTCTGTTTTCTTTGAGTGTGAATTACAATGTAATATGTTTTATTTATTACATTATTATAATAACACAACAACTAAATATAGTCAAGTATTATATTATAATTTTTTTATCTTTTTGAGCGTGAATGTTAAAGTCTTTATTTCTTAATACAATTCCACCTTTTACACGCTCTGCTTTTAAGTTACAACTATCCATACTAAGTCCTGTAGATAACTCGGAAATGTCCTTTTCTTCTTCAATAAATTTCCTTTTGGCTTGACTACTCATTCCACAAGCTTTTATATCAAGATAAGGTTCACAAGGGATATGATTCTCTTCAACTATATGTTCTGCGTACGTCTTTTGGCGCTCATAATACGCAAAATCGAATGTACTTTCGCATTTCCAACAACAAAAATCTGTCGGGTGCTCTATGACCTTATTCGCTTTATCAAGTCCAATCAAATGAATCGAATCTGTATCGGCATAACAAAAGCGGTCATAATTAGCCATAGCGTGACGAATTGTAAAATTCATGGCATATGATGTAATAGCACTGCCAATGGGAATATATCCTACTTTCTTTTCATGCTCTTCATGCAGAATAAATCTAATGATACCGTCGTCGTCAAGATAAGGCTCTTTATAAGATGAATTGTCTGACATGGCGAATTTCCCATAAAGATTATTCAAAAAAAGTTTCGCTTTTTGTCTCTTGAATCCTTTTGAAGTTCTTTTCTCTTCTCCGTATTTATTTATATAATCATCAAAAAAGCCTTGTCTCGCATAGAACCACACATAATCGTATATAATCAAATCAAAAATATCGTAAGTTTCCTTAAACAATTCCCAGTCGGTACAAGTCATAGTGAGTGTGATATTTGTATCATGCATCTGTCCATCAATATCGCGATAATACCGATAATATTCACCCTTATATCTGACGTTCGAGCTATATAGATTTTCATTCGCTTTGTATAATGCACTCTGTCTAATATGTAGCCATGGAAACGCGCCTTTTTTGAGCTGAAAACGGCAATTGAAGCGTATAAAAAAATATTTATTAGTAGAGGTTATAAGTTCATCGGGTGGCGCTCCCCTATGGTATTCCCCGTGACCGAACGGGTATTTATTGCCACTGATACTATGCATCATGGACGGATAAAGAGAATTTACATCATATACCAATCCATCACCTACCACCGTATGTGCGTATTGAGGGTTTACATAGCACCACCCACCATGATATGACTTGTGAACATAGTCCCACTGATTCCAAACGCCTGTAATTGATTCGTCTAAATAATCCTCTCGAATATCGGGGAATAACTTATCATATTGTTTACCGTCATAAAACCCTTTAAATTCAGATAAACAACATGAACCTATAGTTAGTTTATCATGCTTTTCATTAAACATCATTTCTAAGGCTTCTTTTAACACTAGTACATCATTTTCAATATATTTCTTCTCACTTTCAGATATATCACAATAGGAATATCTTTCGCCCTCGTATTCCATATCTAATTTTTGATGTTTTGTGCCAAATGATTTTCCGATATTTTTTAATGATGATGGCATAAGCTTTAATGAATTACGAATTTCTAAAAAGGTCTTATTCCACTTAAGTTTAATCCAATACCATGACCCCATATCAGATATGCATGTTTGAAATTCTTTTGACCTCATTTCTTTATCTTTACAATGTACCCATTTCCAACCCTCTCTCAATAGAAAATCAACTATAAAAGAGCCATCAAATGCAAGGTTATGAAAGTATAATATATTATTGCCTTTCATTGTTAAAAATCTATTTAAAAAATCTCTTATAGAATGGGTTATTGTTACATTTTCGGTTTCATCATATAGAGCCACGTCAGCACCCGACCAAACTTCTGTACTATCTTGTTTTTTACCTTTTTCTTGCTCTACTTTTTCACCCCATACAGTTGTTTCAAAATCGCACGCCCAAAAGGTTATCTTCTTTTTCCGTGGCATTTATACTCACCTCTTTTTTATTCATTCTCAATAACAATATCTTGTTCCTGTAGAAATTCTTGAAAATCTTCTGTAGAACTAAGAACACCCATTCTTCGCAAAATATTCCAAAACACGGCGTCAACCGTAGCTTTGTCCATATATGGCTCTGTTGGAAATGCTTCGGGTTCTTTTGCGTATGTATAAGCAAATAACGCTCTTTCTTTATCTGACGCATTAGCCAGTAAAGCATCTGTTTTTTCTCTAAGGTAACTCGCTGTTTTTGGTGCAAAACTTTCTAAAGAGTCGTACCACGAGTCAATAATAGCTTCATAGTCTAATACAGGTGTTGCTATATTAACTCTAATACCCTTATTTAATAATTTCTTAAGCTCCTCTACAGTAGTATAATCATGAGTTCTCGCATATTCTTGTTCCTGTGGTGTTAATTTTATAAAAACCCTATTCCTTTCAAGTGCTTTCTTGCGTCCGTATTCTTTAGATGTTATTTCCTCTCCCGTCAACATATCAATAACTGATGCATTTTTTCGTATTTCTTTAGCGGTTTGTTTTTTTATTTTATCAATAGAAGATTGCGTAGGATATTTAACACGTTTAATTACCTTTACTATAACACCTTGTTGTTGTTGATATCTAACACGTGACAAATATTTAGTATATTCATGTGAATATTCTTTCTGTATAATCTCGGTTTTTGTTTTTTTCTTTTTAATACGCTTATTTACCATATTTTAGTCGCCCTCCTTTTGCACCTTTCTTAATAATAATCCGTGAGGAACGCGGGTATATTCGATATAATCACCTGCATGGATATCTAAGTCTTTAACCGCTTCTTTTGGAAGCATGACACGAGCGGTGTAACCGCCCGTACCCCCCTTTGTGAACATTACTTTGTAGCGCAATAATTGATTTGTTAATTTTGCCATGTTTTTCCTCCTTATAATATGCTAAATACTTTCCATGTAAACTGTGAAAAATGTTCTGCTATAAAAGACGCAACTGATAAGAAAAGATATAGCCAAAATATAGCCATAATTATAACCGATAAGCACCCTAAGAAAGACGATATTTTTTCTAATTTGGTGAATGGCTCTTTTTCTTCTTCTATAGGTGTATGTCTTGTTATCCATTCTGTAGGAGTTTCATGCAATGTTTCACGTGAAACATTATCTGAATCGATTTTATAATTTTGAGATGTCTCTATATAGTCTTTATTTCCCTTAGTATCAATGGTATAGGCTTCTCCATCAAAACCCACATAAATGTTTTTATTAGTATACAAATTTTCTACCCAGTAGGGTTCGTCTACAAATAAGGCTATGTAGTTGTTTAGTGAGTTTTCAGTGTGAAAGTCGTGTATTTCTACACCAAAATTGGTAATGTTATGCAATCTGTATTTAATCATTTTTACCTCTCCTTAAAAATCTTGAATAATATCTTGTTTCCCATATATCGTCTATAGAATTTAAAATAACCTCATATTTACTATAGTCTACGCCATTAATTTGTTGACATAATGTTGCTACTCTGCCCCATTGAATATGAAAACTATCTCTAGCATTATCATATAAACCCCCTAACACATCTTTAAAAAATTCAATTAATTCTACACTAATACTTGTACTAAATATATATAATTCATCTTTAATATAAAAACAATAACAAGTATTATCGATTGAAGCCGTAACAATAGAATCTTTAGTGCTATACATCTGCACTATTGTTAATAAGGATTCGTCTGTGTATAACGCCTCACTTCTAACTATGTGCCCTGTATTAGAATTAATTACAACTACTTTAACTCTATTAATTTCTTCGTTCATTTTTTATACCTCCTTAATTAATATTTTTATCTCTCATTTCTGACTTAAGCTGAACTAACTCAGTCCATAAAATCTCCTTTTCATATTGCTTTACTTCATCATTAGGGTGTGACAGAACACACTCACACACCTCAACAAAATCCTCAAATAATTGGTCATAAGCTAAATTATACAATCTTGCTTCTGTCATTTTTTATTCCTCCTTATTTTTTATTAGGTTTCCTTGTTTCTATAATTATAATACCACACCCCTTATTATTTGTCAAGTATTTTATCGTGCTTTTTTAATCAAATGGGGGACGTGTTCTCATTGGGAATAACGAAAGCCCTCTT